GAACACTGTTGCAATGGGTAAAGGAATAATGTGTCAGAAACTTGATAAGGAAATTGCCAAGTATAACAACTTCCAGTTGGTTCGTAAGATTCAACTCAACTCTGCTTATGGTGCAATTGGAACCGAGTGGTTCAGATATTATGACACCAACTTAGCAGACACCATCACATTGTCGGCACAATTGAGCATCCAATGGATTGCAAACAAACTCAACGAGTTTCTGAACGAAACTATTGGAACGGAGGATTATGATTATGTTGTCGCAAGTGATACGGATAGTGTTTATCTGCGCCTTGGCAATCTTGTGGATAAGGTGTGTGGTGATAGAGGAGAAGCAGAAATAGTAGAATTCCTCAACAAAGCATCCAATGAAATTATCCTCCCATTCATCAAGAAGCAGTACGACGAACTCGCAGACATAATGAATGCGTATGAAAACAAGATGGTGATGGACAGAGAATGTATTGCAGACAAGGGAGTCTGGACTGCTAAGAAACGCTACATGATGCGTGTGCATGATTCCGAAGGTATTCGCTATGATCCACCGAAGCAGAAGATCATGGGCATTGAAACGACTCGTAGTTCTACACCACAAGTTGTTCGGGACTCGTTGAAGGAAGCAATCAATCTGATTCTCACAGCGGACGAAGAAAGAGTCATTGAATTTATTGAAGACTTCCGAGAGAAGTTTAGAAACTTTGAACCCGAAGAAATTGCGTTCCCCCGTGGTGTGAATGGGATGGAGAAATATGCAGACATAGGAAGCATTTATCGCAAGTCAACTCCGATTGCGGTGAAGGGAAGTTTGATTCATAATCATTACATTGACAAATTGAAGTTAGGAAAGAAGTATCGTAAAATTATTGATGGTGACAAGATCAAGTTCTTGCACTTGGTGAAACCGAATCCATTGGGTGGTGTTGCAGGACAAGACCATGTGATTGCATTCCCAAATAGTCTTCCGAAGGAATTTGAACTTGAAGATTATATTGATTATGATATGCAATTTGAAAAGGCGTTCTTGCATCCACTCAAACACATCTTGGAAAAGATTGGATGGAACTGGGAACATGTAAATACATTGGAAGGATTTTTTGCATGATGGAATATAAAGTAAAATTGTTTATTAAAGAGATATTGAGGGACAGATTAGAATCAGAGAAAAGGCTTCTAATATCACAACAAAAGGACAAGAGTTGTCCTATGCAAGTTTATCAAAAAACACTAGATATATGTGAAGAACTAGAGTATGCTATACAACAAATGGAGAAACAAGCATGATTGAAGACACACCTATGGACAAGCACATTGAGCAAATGACTTTTTCGTTTATGAATGCACATGACGGGGAGCAAATGTGGTTCCCTTGGGCACAGACAGAGAAACCAATTGACCCAAAGCCACGCAAGCGAACCAAGTTGCGAAACAAGAAGAAGACCAAGAAGAATGACTGATTTTCTAAAAAAGATGATAAAAGACTCTGGGAACAAATACGCAGGTGTGGTATCCGAGGGCATAGAAGGCAGTGATGTTACGGGATTTGTAGACACGGGATCATATGCGCTCAACGCCTTGTTGTGTGGTTCAATGTACGGTGGTATAGCAGATAACAAAATCATTGCTCTTGGGGGTGAAAGTTCTACGGGAAAAACATATTTCGCACTGGGGATGGGTAACAAATTCCTCAAGGATAACCCAGACGGAGTTATTCTGTACTTTGATACAGAATCCGCAGTAACATCCGAAATGATAAAGGAAAGAGGCATGGACCCAAGCCGTGTCGCAATTTTTCCTGTGGCGACCGTGGAGTCGTTTAGACATCAGGTAATTGGTATTGTAGATAAGTATATTGAGTCTGGAGAATCTAAACCGATATTGATGGTGCTTGATTCTCTTGGTATGCTTTCCACTGAAAAGGAGATGACCGACACGGCAGAGGGCAAGACCACCAGAGACATGACCCGTGCTGCTCTTGTGAAGGGGGTCTTTCGGGTGTTGACTCTAAAATTAGGAAAAGCAGGAATACCACTGGTCGTCACTAACCACACTTACGCTAATGTTTCGGGGTATGGTGCTCTTCAGGTTCTTTCGGGGGGGAGTGGTTTGAAATATGCCGCTTCAACGATTGTTATGCTTTCAAAATCAAAGGACAAAGAAGGCACCGACATCATTGGCAACATTATCAAGTGCAAGTTGTTCAAGGGCAGACTTACCAAAGAGAACAAAGAGGTTGAAGTTCAATTAAACTACGACACAGGACTGAATCCATATTATGGATTGGTTCCCATTGCGGTGAAGTATGACATCTTCAAGAAGGTGTCAACCCGGATTGAGTTGCCCGATGGTAAGACTGCATTTGAGAAGACAATCAACAGCAATCCAGAGAAATACTTCACAGAGGATGTGATGGAAAGGCTGGAAAAAGCAGTTGCAAAAGAGTTCAAGTATGGTAATATTACCGAAACACAAGAGGAAACAACAAATGAAGATATATGAATTTGATGAAACAAGCACCACCGAAGAAAACCTTCCTATTATTATTAAAGAGGGTGAATATGAGGGTATGGTGTACACCTACGGAAATGTTCAATTTAAACAAGATGAAGACGATATGAAACTGATTTTCAATTATGATATCATAACAAACCCAACAAATAGATCAATCGAAGAACTAGACGAAGACGAAACATTCCAAAATTTATTAGGTGATTTGCTGCTAGAAATTATTGATGATGAGTTGAGTAAAGGTGATGATGTCCTAAGAGAAAACGAAGACAATGATTGAACATGTGGTTTTAGAAAACCTCATCAACAACGATGAGTACTCACGAAAAGTTCTTCCTTTTCTACAGGAAGAATACTTTCATAGTAGAACAGATAAAATAATATTTAAATCTATTAAAAAGTTTTTCTTGGAGTACAATGCCCTCCCTCCGAAAGAATCTGTGCTAATAGATATTGATAAGAATAAAAACATCTCTGAAGACGAATGCAATAATATTACAGAACTTGTAGAATCTTTTACTTCCACTAATACAAATTTAGAATGGTTACTAAATGAAACTGAAAATTTTTGTAAAGAAAAGGCGGTGTATAATGCCATCATGGAATCGATTCACATCATTGACGGTAAATCAGACACAAAGACGGAGAATGCAATCCCAAACATCCTTTCGGATGCCCTCTCAGTCTCATTTGACACCCACATCGGACACGACTATATTGAAGACTCAGAAGAACGATTCGAATTCTATCATAAAGTCGAAAAACGAGTCCCATTCGATTTAGATTTCTTTAATATTATTACTGGTGGTGGCACACCACAAAAGACCCTCAATATTATAATGGCCGGAACCGGTGTTGGTAAGTCGTTGTTTATGTGCCACCACGCAGCCAACTGTCTTAGCCAAAATATGAATGTATTATACATTACATGCGAAATGGCAGAAGAACGCATCGCAGAACGAATCGACGTTAATCTTATGGACATTACAATGGACGACCTAAAAGATCTTCCAAAGAACATTTATGATAAAAAATTACACACATCAACTGCGGGTATGTCTGGAAAACTAATCATTAAGGAATATCCAACAGCAACAGCAAACGCAAACCACTTTAGAATTCTTCTGGAAGAACTAAAACTAAAAAAGAAATTCAAACCAGATGTTGTGTTTATAGATTATCTTAATATTTGCGCATCATCCCGCTTAAAGTCTGGAGGAAATGTCAATACATACCAATATGTCAAGTCTATAGCAGAAGAACTTCGTGGCCTTGCAGTTGAGTATAATCTTCCAATTTGGTCAGCGACACAGACTAACAGGCAGGGTTTTAGTAACACCGATGTAGAACTCGAAAACGTATCAGAATCATTCGGTCTTCCGGCCACTGCCGATTTCATGTTTGCATTAATTGCCACCGAAGAATTAGATAAACAAAATCAAGTTCTTGTGAAACAATTGAAGAACAGGTATAATAGTGCTACCGCAAATAAGAAATTTATTCTGGGAATTAACAGGGCAAAAATGAAACTATATGATGTTAAAAGAAACGAACAATCTGGACTAATGGAATCTAATCAAGATGACAAGACAGTGTTGGGGTCTGGATTCGACGGTGAAAATTTTAATAATAAATTCAAAACACAAAAAGAAAAATTTACATCCTGGAGCGTTTGATGAGTTCTTATATCGATAAAAAATTCATTAACATGGTGTCTCCCCAACTAGAGAGATTCGCATGGAAGAAGGAT